TTTATGCGTCTGATCTTCTTGATCCTTCCGTATGGGATTTGACAAACAGCATCGTTGTCAACGGCGATGATGGGGATCAAATTACAGCAGTTGTTCCTTATTATAGGAATAGGCTGATTGTATTTAAGAAACGCAAGGTATTCCAGGTTGACATTCCAAACGATGCAACGTCTGGCGCAGATTGGGTTGTTTCAATTATTTCAAACAATACTGGATGCGTGGCAACCGGAACTGCTGTTCAGGTAAGCAGCGATATTCTATTCTTGTCCGACAACGGGATCAGATCGCTGGTTCGCTCTGCTGCGGATGACTTTAGCTCTGTAGGAATACCTCTTTCAGAGATTGTTAAAGATGTAATCCAAAGCATCAATACGGATGCAATAAGAGTAGCTACTGCAATCTACTACGATAACCGCTATTTCTTGGCCATTCCAACAGGATCAAACGATTACAACGATACGCTATTGGTTTACAACACAGCGTTAAACGCATTTGAGGGAACATGGAGTCCGCAGGTAATGCAGTTCACGCTTACCAACTTCAATCAAGAAGGCTCTAGGGCTATGTTCAAAAAGACCAATGGGATTATTGAGAGGTATGCTGGCTATAAGTCTCCCGCTGGCACTACCGCTGAAGACTATAAGGACGCTGGTGAGGAATACCAATCATACGTCCGCACAAAAGACTTCAACTTTGGCGATCCTTTCTCACTAAAATACGGAAGCCATTTTGAAGTTATTTTTGACAATTCATTCTCATCAAATGCAACCGTAGCAATCCAACGCGATGTTGACGTTGGCGACATTGACGTTGCCTCCAACATCAACATTGCAAGCTCAGTTCTCACGCTTCCATTTACGCTTCCAGCCGTACTTCCAACATCGGTTAAGAAGAAGCTGGCAAGCGACCTGCGCAAGTATGAGAAGTGGCGTTTGCTTAACATCAAGATTTCCACGCCAGCAAACAAAATGGCTATTCGCCAAATTATGGCGGCAGCCAATCCAGACACTATTGAGATTCAAAAGACGATATGACGGCTATTGAATATATTGAAGGAAGTGGCGTGCCGGAAGCTATGTGGCCTAATCTAACCGATTGGTTTGGATGGTTTGAAAAGCAAGGCATGGTAGGCATTGTAGAAGATAAGGATGGCATAGCTGGAGTGGCTTTGGCTAGGTGCATAAAGGATGGACAAAAGCCTGATCATTATGTGCATAGCGAAGATGGTGAGAATGTATTTGTTGATTTGACTATATCCTCAAAAGGTGCTAAATCCTTGAGATGCTTGCTGTTGCTCCTTTGGGAGCGTTTTGGTCCCCGCAAGCGGATCACTTTTAATCGTTCTGGTAAACCAAGGAGTTATGACTATATGAAATTTATGCGAAAGGCTAGAGTTTAATATGGGTGGAGGACCTTCAATTCCTGCACCTCCGCCCCCGCCCGATCCGAATGCGGTAGCGCAGGCTAATGCGGCTGCGTACAGAACGAACATTGAAACATACATGGAGAAGGCTCCAGGTATGGCAGAACTAGAGAACAAGCTTCGCGTGCAGTATATGCCGCAACAACGTGCTTTAGAACGTCAATTGTCGGCATTAGATCAACAGGCAGGCGTGCAGGCTGGGATGCAGCTAGAGCGTCAGTTTGGCCCACAGCGTACCTTGGAATCGCTCCGCAGGCAGTATGAGACTAGCCCACAAGCGTATGCCTTGAATCGTGGATTGGGAGATCAGATGACTAGGCAGTTTGAGCGTCTTTATGGCGCATCGCCCTATGGCTCAGTTGAGCAGAACGTAGCGTTTAACCGCCAGCCAAGACCAGTTGATTTCTATGGAACGATTGGCACGAACATTGGTAGTCCAGAGTTAAAGGCGGGAGCTTAATAATATGGCCAAGTCTATACAATCGACTTTAAGTGAGCAAATTTATAAGCCCTTAGTAAAATATAAAGTTACACCAGATGGTGAAATACAGACAATAAATCCACCAGAACGAAATGGAGGATCAAGGGACAGAAGGTTAGGCTACCAAGCCTCACCACCATCAGTCGATGACTACCTAAAAAGAGTTGTGGATTATCCTTACGGAAGCCTAGCAGAAGCGCAAGCTGCATCTGCCGAGGTAAAGCAAGACAAGAAATTAGGAGCGTTAAGACTTGAATTTGACAAGAAATTAAATGAAGCAACAAGCAGAGAGAACACATATAATTCATTATCTGAGCAAATCCGCGCCCTTACTGGCGACCAATCTGGTAGTGGAACTTCTGGTCCTGCGGGTCCAGCCTTCAACCAAGCCCTATCACAACTTTCCGCTGGGCGTAACTACGGATCGTCTGATCTTGGCACGATGCTAAACTTCCAAGTATCCGATCAGCAGATCGTTGACGATTACAATAACTCGAAGCTATCCCGCCTAAACAGCGTGATTGATCGTGGCAACGCTCAGATTGCTGGAATCAAGGAGCGTCTTGACACAGCCAACAAGCTTCTTGCCGATCTTCCTGCTGGTGATGCTAGGCGCACATCTTCCGAGGTATTCATTAAACAACTCAACGATGACTTGAACAGCGTAAACAGCGCGGTCACAAACGCGCAGGATATGCAAAAGAATTTTAAGCCAATTACGATGGATAGCCCCGAAGGTCTAAAGGAGATCACATCCTTCCGAACATTTGCACAGTTACCCGAAGAGCGCGCCGCGCAACAGCTTTTCCAGATTGATCCAGATTCTTACCGTACTGCGGTTGGCTTGGGTCAGCAGTATCGCCAGATGGCTACTGAGCCAATTGGGGCTACGACAACTCCAGAGACTGAGCAGATTCGTCAGACCATCGAGGACGAGGCTCTTAATCAATTACGCCTTGGTTCGACCATTGGCGCAGAGGAACGGCGTGGATACGAGCAATCTATTCGAGCCGCACAGACTGCCCGTGGCAACGTCTTTGGCCTTGGACCGGCAGTGCAAGAAGCCTCACAGATCGGTGCGGCTGGCGAAGCCCGCAAGCTGGCACGCTACGGGGCAGCACAGAGCTTCCTTGGATCTGGCTTGTCGAGTGGTGATGCGCTCAAAGCTGATATAGCGTTCCGTGACGCATTGCGTCAAAACAGACTAGGTGCAGCTGCCAACTTCATTGGTGGCGGACCTTCGATTGGAAACTTGTCGCAGGCTAGAACAGCCCAACAACAAGGCGCGTTCCAGAACTACATCCAAGCCAATCAAGCTCTCCCCGGCGGGTTTAACCAACAGCCTTCTACAGCGGCTAACTTCTACCAAGCAGTAGATCAGTCTATTCCAGTTGCTTTAACAAATACATTTGCAAATCTTTATGGATCTCAAGCTAATTACTTGTCCAGCACTTACGGCGCGCAAGTTGGTGCGATTTCTAGACAGCCAAGTGGAGCTGAACAATTTGGTCAGATTGCTACTGGTCTTGGAAACTTAATTAAGATATAAGGAGATTTATGGCAGTATTAGATGTACCAGCAATGATGGAAATGTTTCGCCAGGAAGAATTGCAAAAGATGGCTATGGCTGAAGCGCAAAGAAAGCAGGCTGTTGCAGAACAACCGGATGTTGATTTTACATTTGAAAAGGGCGGACTTAAAGTAAAGGGCAAGCTGAAAGACCTTCCTGCGCTTAGTCAAGATCCAGCTTTTGCTCCATACCTGTCTGGCATTGGATCTACAATCAGCAACGAACAGAATCTGCAGAATGAAGAGGTTGAGGCCCAGCGGGCAGAACTTACGGACAGACTCCAAAAACTGCAAAAGAACAAGGTCAAGCAAGAGGTTGAAATGGCAAAAGGCGACACAAGGACATTTGCAATGGAGGCTGGTCTTGGACTGATTGGTGCAAAGCCTCGCGCTGATGTATTAAAAGACATTGAGGCTGAGGCTGGAGTATATAAGAAGAAACTTGCGGAACTTGGCTTTAATAGGCAGGCAGGACAAATGGAAACAAATGTTCCAGAATATCAATCTGAAACAATGCCATTGCGAGCCACCCCACAGGTTGCTCCAGAGACTCAAGCGCAAGCACCAGCACAGCCCGAAGCACCAAGGAACTTTAAGAGCCTCCAAGAGGCAAAAGCAGCAGGTGTAAAGCCTGGGCAACTTATTTATATCAACGGAAAACCAGGTAGACTGCAAGCGAGGCAGTAAGCAATGGCTATAGAGCCAAAGCTTGAGTTCGTTCCAGAGCAGGAACAAGATTTAGAGTTTGCTCCACTTTCGCAAGAAGAAGCTGGCAACTTAACCAAGGCTGATTATTTGGCATCTGGTGGTGCGCCAGAAGATGTTATCTCTCCAGAGCGTGAAGCTGTATTACAGCAAGAAACACAACGTCAACTACAAGCTGGCGCAACGCCACAGCAAGCATCCATTGAGGCTGGCAAGGCTGTGGACGCGATGGGGGCGATCCGCAGACCAGATGGCACAATAGCGGAAGGATACAAGCCAACAGCGCAGGCGTTGGCTGAAGGCATTATCGAAACGCCTGCAATTCCAGCAGTCAAGGAAGCGCAGAGACTAGGCATTGAAACCGTATCGTCTGGAACTGACAAAGCTACTGGAGTTGGGTTTGCTATTGGAAGAAACAAGGACGGCAAGGTGGTACGCTTCGAGGCGGACAAGGATGGCAATGTTGACTCATTTGAGCTTGAGCCAGAAGAACCGAGCAGGCTTGGCGCGATTGCACGCACTGTTGCAAGCCAAGTAATACCCGCGACTACTGGTGCTGTGGCTGCTGAAACCGCTGCCGCACTTACTCCTGGTGGCATTGTTCCCAAGTTAGTAACAGGGGCAATTGCTGGCGTGGGTGGATTTATTGCAGGCCAGAAGGGGCAAGAGGCGGCTGGTAAGGCATTGCTAGGTCCAGAGCGTATGGCTCGCATTAGCGAAGTCTTACAGCGCGATGTTGAGAAGTATCCAATAACCACAACGGCTGCTTCTATTCTTACGCCCACTGGTGGCGGGTTGGTTGGGTTGGCTAAAGGAGTTCGCGGTGCATTAACTCGACCAGCCACTCAATCTGCTGAAGCTGTTGCACCTGCTGTTGCTCCAGCGGTTGAGGGTGCATTGCCGAAGGCAGTTGAGGCAGTTGCGCCGAAGGCAGAGGAAGCAATAGCAAAGGTTGCAGCAGAGCCTATCCAGCTTCCAACTCCAGGTGTTGGCGAGAAGATCAGAAAGACCCCACAGAGGATTATTGAGCAGAAGTTAGCTCCAGAGGCAACGATGCGTGAGGTTGCCAAGGGTGATGTTCTTTACAAGACCAAATCAATCAAGGAGCTTGAACAGCAATTCTTGGATCTTCCAAATGAAGATGTTATAAACGCGGCAAACTCAAGGGATGACATTGTTGGCGATGTGGCAAAAGTCACGATGTACAAGCGGTACGCCGATGCTGGTGACGCTGTTCGTGCCAACCAATATCTTGAGATGGTTACTAAGCCTGGGACTGATCTTGGTCAAAGGCTTAATGTTTTCAAGCTTATCAAGATGGAGCCATCAGCCTATGCAAGTGCTGTGGCTAAAGTTGTAGAGAAAAGTGGGTATAAAGTAGATGATGTTCTTACCAAGAAAATTGCAGATCTAAAAAAACTTTCTAATAGTGCGGAAAATAAATTTAATTCATTGGCTGAAAAGGCTAGGAATAGTCTTGATGATGTTGACATAAAGGCAGCAATCAATGCCGAAAAGAATTACACAAAATCACTATATGATTTACAAGTTGTTGAGGGAAGGCTTATCCCGAAAAAGTTATTTGCTGAAACGCTACCAACGATAATCCAAGGCAATCTTCTTTCTCCAATATCTCTAGTAACAAATCTTTGGAGCAACGTAATTAACTCGCCACTACGAATGGCTAGCAGGCAAGGAGCTTTTGTTACGCAGGAGGTTGGTAGGGCATTCCAAAAAGCCGTTGGTAAAGAAGTTGGTCCAAGACTCATTGCGCCTCCAACCGGAGGAATAACCAGGACTATTGAGGCCGGTAAGGCCGGACTGCGAGGAATTGGTGAGGGTCTTGTTGGTGTACGGCGTGGATTAAGTGCAGAAGGATTGCTATCTGGCGAAAAGATTAAGGGATTCAAACCGCTTACTGCATTTAAGCAATTCTGGACAGGGGAAGGATTGGCCAAACCAATTGAGAAAGGATTTAAGGGTGCAAGTATTCAAGCATTGGATAGGTTAAGGCTTGCCACGGAAGCTACTCTTGGTGTTTCGGCTGAAACAATGTTGCGCCTGCTTCAACTTGGTGACGCTCCATTTAGAAGAATAGCTCAAGCAAGGTTATTGTCCGAACAGGCACAGTTGGCCGGATTAACAGGCAAGGCATTGCAAACAGCAGTTCGTCTTCCAACAGCGAAACAGCTATCCAAGATTGAGCAAGAGGCGGCAGAAGCCGTGTTCCAGCAAGATACGGTTTTAACAAGGGCTGCGCTTAGTGCGGCAAATCTGTTTGGTATTGGAAATAAGTTTGGACCAGCAAGATTGATTGGTAAGTCAATCATTCCGTATGCCAAAACACCAGCAAATGTTATTGATGAAATGCTTGAATTTTCTCTGCCACCATACGCATTGCTGAAGGCTGGTTTTGCGGCCAAATCAAAAGACTACAGAAAATCTCAAATGCTGATTGGGAAAGCATTAACTGGAACAGCATTGCTTGCCGTTGCTAAGGCACTTTCAGATCAAGGCATCATTGGAGGCAAACCATCGACATCCGAAAAGATAAGGGATGTGCAGTATCAAACTCTTGCTCCTAGGAGTATAAATATTTCGGCATTAAATAGGTTTGCAAATGGTGAATCAACCGAAATAGAACCAGGAGACAAAGTTATTTCTTTGGACAAGATGGGTATTACTGGAGCAATTTTATCAATTATAAATTCTGCTATGGACGCAACCAAGCAGGGGAAAGAAGGCGGTCTTGAATTGTCATCTCTGCTTCCAGAGACTCTTTCGTTTGCATTCAACCAGAGTTTCTTGAAGGGTACAAATAGCTTGCTTTCGGCTATGCTCGATGGAAGTGGAGCAACTCTTGACAAGTGGATCTCTGATTACTACGGAGTTGTGGCATCCATACCTTTCCCAAACACGCTTACTGCTGTCTCTAGGTCTATGCGTGAAACAATGCCGGAGAAGTTTCAAATCAAGGATGTACCAGGTGATGACGCTGAAAGAATGATTAACGTATTTGGCGAGGTATTGAAAAGAAGGCTACCAAGCATGGACGAGGATATGCCAAGAAGAATTGACATTTGGGGCAGGGAAGTACCACAAACACCGGAAGGGGCAGATCCAGTTGCATACAATTTCTTTGACGTTACGAAAGGCCGTGAGGTTTCCTACGATCCAATTACGCTTGGAATCTACAAGATATTTAAGGCAACGGATGACGGCGATGTTGTTCCGCCGAAGCCTCTCCGCAATTTCACGCTTGATAATGTTAAATATAGGCTTGATCCAGAATTGTACGAGGATTACTCAAGGATGCGTGGAAGTGCAAACAGAAGGGCGGCAGAGGCAATGTTTGCAGATAAGGATTTCAAGCGAATGAAAAACGAGGAAAAGGTTATTGTTCTTCGTAGTGCATACGCGCAAGTTGGTGACGATGTTCGGAAGCAATTCATATCAAAATATGGAAACAGAATAAAACGAGGTGAGAAACAATGAACCTTGCAATGAACCCATCAAAGGATGTTGAATTGCGCAAGGATATGGTTGCTAGGGAACTTACCGGAACTGGATACGAGCCAGTACCAGAAGAAGTAAGAAAGATCGTTCCAATTCAGAAGGCAAAAGAATACATAAAACAAGAACCGCAAGCTATACAACAACAGCCGGAGCTTGATTTTGTTGAGGAACCACAAGCTATGCAAACAAAACAAGAACAAGATACGCTACAAACAGCAGCCTTAAAGACGATTGATTGGGAAGCAAGGAAGGACAAGCAGGGAAACGTGCAGGTCTATAAATTGCCAGCAGGAGATATGGGTGGTAATTTTGAGGTTGCTGGTATTAACGATAAATATCATCCAGATGCCTTCAAAAGAATCTCATCGCTCCCGGCGCAAGAAAGAGCGCAGGCTGCGGCGCAGTACGTCAAGGAGTACACCAGCCCATTCGTCTCTAAACTCCCTCAAGAAGTCCAGCCATTCGCACAAGATCTCGCGTTTAATCGTGGGCTGGGCGGTGCAACAAAATACATCCAGCAAGGATTGAACACGCTGGGGCAGAAGGTGGCGGTAGACGGAGGGCTAGGTCCGAAAACATTACAAGCAATTAACCAAGTTGATCCAAAGGCGTTAATGCGTGCGGCCAGCCAAGCCCAGCTTGAGGATGAGTACAGAATGGCTAGGCGTAACCCAGCCAGAAAAAAATTTATCGGTGGACTCGAAAGCAGAATACGAAATAGGCTCGCACTATTTGGAGCTTAATTATTATCTTCTTCTTGAGATCCAACCCAAACAGCATCTCCATTCATATAGGCAGAACCAGCCTTAATCGTTGCGGAAGTTCCATAAAAGAAATTCCTAGACTTCGATATGAATGTCTCATCTTTCCCAACAACACTACTTCCAGACTTATAATAAAAACCATCAGTAGAAATTATTGACCTACCAGATGACGATGAATAAGCCATTCCACAATTCTCTGATATTACGCATCCACGGCCACATGAAAATCCGTTGCGCTTTAACACTGCTCCAACAAAATCAGCAGCGTCAGCATCATCATCTCCCGCCATCACCGATGCCATCAGCATCGCCATCAGTGCTACAGTTGTTATTGCTTTCATAGGAAAAAGTCTCTAGGACAAACCGAAATCCGTCAAGCATGAAATTAACATCACGCCAAGTTGGAGCAGTAGGGGTAGCTCGCGTTACCGGAGCTTTGCTGCGGTGTGGTTACAACGTGCTTACGCCTTATGAGGATTTCGCTGGGTACGATGTGGTAGCTGAGAAGAATAATAAGTTTTTCCGCATCCAAGTTAAGACCGCGCAAACCGTAGAGCCTGGGCGCACCAAGTACCGCTTCACTACCAGCAGTGGCAATGGCTTCAATATCCCCAAGCGAGCCATTAGTGGCGTGGATTATGTTGCCTGCTGGGGCATGAACGATGACCTATTCTGGCTGTTGCCAATTGCCAAATGCAAAAGCATAACAACTAAACTTTGCCCATCGACAGGCCAGAACTGGCGTGTATTCCAAAGCTTGTGAACGAGAAAGAGGCGTGGGCCAAGTTCGAGGAAGGGCTGAAGGATGCAGAATCTTTTGATGATGCTGTGGCTTGGGTCAAAAAGAACAAGAAGATAGTCGAGAAGCTGACTATGATGGCAATGATTAGGCGATTTAATGAGGATATTAGCAGAGCTAATAAGACTTGGCGGAACTAAATAATTTATCGACGCTGGTATGGGTTTACAGCTAAACCCAGTAGATGGGCAAAATCAATAGTCGAGCAAAGGGTGCTGCCGGGGAACGAGAATTAGCGAATTACCTACGAGAACAAGGCTGGCAGAAGGCCAGACGCACACAGCAATACGCAGGCAATCCAGAGGGCGGTAGCGGGGATGTGGTTTGCGAGAACTTTCCTTTTCATATCGAAGGAAAACGATGCCAAGCACTCAAGCCAGAGGATTGGATGGCGCAGGCCAAGCGGGATTGTCCAGCGGGCAAGATCCCAGCGGTATTCTTTCGCCGTAACGGCCGCAAGGAGTGGCTAGTCATAATGACCGCCGACAGCGTCTGTGAATTAGCTCGACAGATCGCGCCAGCCAATGTCACTATTGAGTATGCAAAGACCGCAACTATTGCGCAGGGCTACTACGTTAAGTCACCAGCTTTTGAAGACCTTACCCCAACAACAATAAACCCCAACAAATAAATAAAGGAGATACTACAATGGCATTGACATTAAGTGAATCAGCAAAACAAGAGCGCAAACTACCAGAAGCCGGAGCTACCGTAGGCGTTCTTTACAGCCTAGTTGACCTGGGCCACCAGAAAACTAATTGGGACAACCAAGAGAAGTGGACACCAAAAGTCCGCTTGACCTTTGAGTTGCCCGATCAAACCGATGAGTTCGAGGTCGAGGAGAATGGCAAACGCACCACAGTCCAAAAGCCTATGGTCGTTTCCATCGAGCAGACCCGTAGCCTTGGCGAGAAAGCCAGCTTGCGGAAACTACTTGAGCAGTGGAGAGGCCAGACCTTTACATCCAAGGAACTCCAAGCATTCAGCTTGAAGAACCTATTGGGTAAGCCAGCTATGCTGACGCTGATCCACAAGACCAGCCAGCAGGGTCGGCAATACTGCGCCATCGCAGGTGCGTCAAAGTTGCCCAAGGGCATGAAAGCACCAGCTACCACCACCAACGATCAGTTGTACTACGAGATCGAACAGGGTGAGGCTGGGCAGTTCAACGATATGCCCGATTGGTTGCAGGAGAAGATCCGCGCATCCAAGGAGTTTGCTACCGCTGCTGGCAAGTCCACGGCCACTAAGGTCGAGCTTGATGCAGACGGCAACCAAGTTCCATTCTAAATTGTATGGCTCTTACAATCACAGCGAAAGAGCCTACTAATTCCCGTCTGGTCGCTACTGACCAGGCGGGACATTGGTACAC